AAGCCGTAGAGATTTATAAGAATCTTGGGCTGATCGCAACCGAAGGATATAACATCCGGAAGGTGGACAGAATCCCTTAGACACTACTATCTACTTGACAAGTCCTCTCATTCGTGAGAGGGCTTTTATTATGGGAAAAGGAAACGTGCCAAAGAAAGGATACGATCAAAAGAAGTATGATGCAAATTATGATTCCATTGATTGGTCCAAAACAAGAAAACCAAAGGAGAAAAAGAAATAGATGTCTCACTTTTATAGTTCAGCTAAAACACCACAGTTCTTAGAAGATGTCACTACGCCACACCAAGCCCTCAAGAAGGGACGAGCGTATCCATCCGTAACAACTGTACTCGGAATAGTTAAAGACGATTTCCTCGACAGTATTTATATGCCCAAAAAGTTAGTTGAACTAGCTAGGGAACATCCTACCCAACATTATTCCGTACTGAGAGAATGGTGCTATGGATTTCGGGAGCATCCATTTACTGGAGCGATGATCTCAAGTAGTGAGTTCGGTACATCGGTTCACAAACGAATCGAGGATTGGTTGATGGACGGAGAAGGTGAAGCCAGTGCTTACGATGATTGGGCAAAGCCTTTCATTGATTGGGTAAACGAAGAAGGTGTGCAAGTCGTTGACTGCGAGTACATTATATCAGACAGTAGATTCAAGATTGCTGGTAGCATTGACTTCATAGGAATAGATAAAGAAGAAAAAGTATTCCTTGCGGACTACAAGTGCCGAAGTTGCAGAGATGGCAAGGGTAAGTTCTATCCTAAGGATTGCAAACAGTTAGCCATCGAAAGTGTAATGCTCGCCAAAAAACTAAAGCTTGATTACTTTCCAAAGGTACGATCAGTCTGTATTGATACTAACACCGCCGAACACTACCACTACGAATGGTCGGACGATGAGTTCAACCATTATTTTGAGTGTGCAAAACTTTCAGCTAAAACATATTGGGTCGAACGAATGACACCCAAGCCTAAGAAAAATAAAAAGAAAAAAAACAAAAATGGATAACCCAAACTTAGAATACTACGAAGAATTAATACACGCCGAGGACGCAATACAATTTGACGGACTCGATTACGCCATTGTTGGAGTAAGCCACAGTGGGTACTACATCTACGATTACGATCGAATGATTGAATGCTTCATTGAAGACAGTGAAATGACAGAAGAAGAAGCGGTTGAATGGATTGACTACAATGTAATGGGAGTCAACGCCGGTCAAGGATTTATTATTATGTATAGCAACGAAGGATTATGAACAAGTACGAAATACTGTATCGACATTTTGACTTTCCTCCAGAATACCGAGGATATACATTACGTTGGGCTAATGATAAAGCTCAAGCTGTAAAATATATATGTCAGACTAAGCCAGATAAAAATGGTTACGGCACAACTAAGAAGGGAGCAAGGATACAAATACTAGAAGTCAACGAAGTACCCACGGATTAAATGAAAGACCTTACTAAATTCTGCAAGACTTGTAACGAAGAGTTACCACTAGATCAGTTCTATGGAAATGGTAAAACTCCTAACGGAACAAAGAAATATAAACCAAGTTGTAAAGCTTGTGAAAACTCAGCCCAAGTGAAAAGATATAAGGATATAATATCTAATCATTTCGGCGGATGGAAGTGTAACAGATGTGGGTTTGAGGGAGAGCCAAGACAGTTCGACTGCCATCACATTGATCCCAGCACTAAGACAAAGACTATATCTAAGCTTAGAAGCTACGGAACTAGACTAGTAGAAGAACTAAAGAAGTGTGAACTCCTATGTGCTAACTGTCATAGACTAACAGACGATTACTAATGAAATATTTACCTCAATCTAAGCTCGCCGAGTGGCGTAAGAAGAATGCACCCAAGAAGTGCCCACTTGTTGAGTACAAAACCTCGAATTGGGTAGTGGATCACAACCACACTAGTGGCTTTGTACGGGGCGTTGTGTCCTCAGAGGGTAATGCCCTACTTGGTCGTATAGAAAACGCCTTTAAGAGGCTTTCTCGTGGTGCTAAGAAGGCTTCTCTGCCTACCATCCTACGAAATATGGCTTCGTACCTTGAACAAGATGACTTACAACTCCTACATCCGGAAGGATTCAGACAGTTGTACAAAAGATTTTATTCACTAAGTAAGGATTTACAGCTTGACATCCTCTTAAAATTTGGCACAAACAGAGACGACATCTCGAAATGCAAGAATGCAAAGGAGAGAACAGAACTCTATAAACAAATAATAAAACAATGACAAAAGAAACAAATACAACTAACATACTTAGTTCCATTCAGACGGAACTAAAAGCTCCGAAAGGACAAACTAATAAATTCGGCGGGTACAAATACAGATCAGCCGAAGACATCTTAGAAGCTATCAAGCCTCTATTGAAGAAGTACAACTGTGACTTAACTATATCGGACGATGTAGTAGAGGTCGGAGGTAGAGTATATGTTAAAGCAACTGCAATGCTTTGCGATCACGATGTGATAGCAGAAGTGTCAGCCTTTGCTAGAGAAGCAGAAACTAAGAAGGGTATGGACGATGCACAGATTACTGGATCAGCCAGTTCTTACGCTCGTAAGTACGCCCTCAATGGTCTCTTCGCTATTGACGATACCAAAGATGCAGACGCTACTAATGATCACGGTAAGTCCAGAGAGTCCCAACCGAAAGCCGTTGCTAAATCTAAGACACCAACCAAGGCAGTTCAAAAGACAGATGCCTTCGATGGTTTAATGTAATTTTTAATATATAATAATAATAACAATGAGTAAATACGATAATACAGATAAAGGTGCCCTATTCAAAAATGATAAAGAAAACGAACGTCAACCAGACTTTCGTGGAACTATCAATGTAGGAGGCACAGACTACCAACTAGCCGCTTGGGTAAAGACAAGTGACAAGGTTGGCAAATACTTCTCTCTATCAGTTTCTGAATCTCAGAAGCAGACTAAGAAAGAAGTAGTAGCATCCGAAGAGGATCCGTTCTAATGAGCGATTCCTTACCGGACTCTGGAGCTAGGACCGCCTTCGATACGGGGGCGGTTCGAGACTCTATGCAAGGCAAAGGATTGCCTAGTATGATACCCACTTGTGCTATTACTGCTATGGCTAGACGCTTCGAGGACGGAGCATCTAAGTACGGACCAGATAATTGGCGCAAGGGTATTCCTACTTCAAGATACTGCGATGCGGCGTACAGACATCTTATGCAATGCAGAGATAATGACACCACTGAAGATCACTTCGGGGCAGTACTTTGGAATATGGCTTGTTGGCTATGGACACTTAAGGCTATAGAGGACAACAAGTTACCACAAGAATTAAACGATATACACAATTAAAATGGACTCAAATGATATGATAGTACTCTATGACTAAAGAACTTCTCAACAACCTAACCGATGCAGTTGACCTCGCAATACACCTACAAAAAGAGGCAAATGAAAACAAAATTGAAACAGAAAAAAAGAACCACCTTAGGTATTTAGGTCAATGCCTAAGAGTTATGAAAGAACAAATTGATGATGGAAGAAAACGAATTAAAGATACCGAAAAATGTGGATGCCGAGGAGAGAGTCCTTGCTCACTGCCTAGCTGATGGAAGTAGTGACTTCTATGACAGCATAGCTCACAAGATAAATTCAGAAGACTTTTATCTTTATAGACATAACTTAGTTTTTCAAAGTGTCAGTTCTCTCGCCAAAAAAGGCGAACCCCTAAACGAAATCTCATTGGTGGAGGAGCTCAAACGTTCCTCTACCTTTGACGATGTTGACGGGATGACAATGATTACTACTTTGATGGAGAAGCACACATCTACACTAGATGCTAATAATTGTGCCAATGTTGTGAAGGAGAAATCAAACCTTCGCAAGATGATCAAGACATTCAAGGTTGCTCTTGAGAAAGCCGAGGACGAATCCGAAGAAACGGAGACTATCCGTGGAGAGGTGGAGGGTTCTTTACTTAATCTAGAAACCACAACTGGATTCGATATGACTATTGATTCAGCTATTGATGAAATCCAAGAGAAGTTTGAACAGCAGTTATCTGGAGAGTGGAAGGATGATGTAGTCAAGACTCATATTCCGCACTTAGATGACAAGCTAGGCAACGGTGGGATAGGGGCTGGAGAGGTTGTCGTAATATCGGCACCTACCTCTTGTGGTAAATCCCAGTTAGCCCTTAATATCGTAGCTCGTTCAGCCTTTAAGGACAACGTAGGGTGCGGCATATTCAGCCTAGAGATGCCTAGAAGGCAAGTACTTGAAAGATTAATTACAGCCAAGTCCCAAGCTAACCTACGCCAAATTAAGGACCGAGTGATAGATGAAGAAAGAATGGAGAAAGTACGAAAAGGATGTGAGAGTCTCAAGGGTATGCCAATCTATACAGTGCACAGCATTAAGAACATTGGAGAGCTTTGTTCTCACGCTAGGACTATGGTTCGCCGACATAAGGTAAAGCTATTAGTAATAGATTATTTACAATTGATTCCTTTTAATTCTAAGAACCAATCAAAGAACGATGCAGTAGCTAATATATCTCACACCATCAAGCAACTTGCGCTTGAGTTAGACGTAGGTATCTTGTTACTTTCTCAAGTAAACAGAGAGGGAGCTCGCCGAGAAGGTGGTCTAGCCATCTACGACTTGAAGGATTCCGGCGATATTGAGAACGATGCAGATGTAATCATCCTTATGTGGGCAGAAAATGGTGACATAGAAGAGTCAAAAAGACTTGACGGATTAGGATCTTACATCAGTATGAAGTACAACGTAGCGAAGAACCGAGAGGGTGAACGAGACGTTAAAGGTAAGTTCAAGTTTTACACTAGCCGAGGTATTTTTACTTAAATTATTTTGACTTTGATGTAGGTAGTCCGCCTATTAAGATGGTGGTGGGTTCAATCATATTCCCTTTCGCCGCCTACATCATTTACTTTATGAAAGACAAAGAAAGAGCAGTCGCAAGAGGACTCGAAAAACTCTACCCACAACTTGGTAATCTGATAGAACCAGAGGACCAATTCAGTCCATTCGATTTCGAGTGCGACAAGTACCTCATTGAAGTTAAGTGCAGATCTCAAGCTTGGGATCCGTGGTTCATCGAAGCATTGAAGTACGACACTAATATGGAGATAGCAAAAAGATTACAAAAGGACTTTATCTTCTTGACGGAAGTAAACAAAACTGTTTATCTTTACAACATAAGCAAATTAACACGGAACAAATACGATTTTAAATGGACTACGAAACTATTACCGAACTCCACAGAGTTCACCAAACAAGGCAAGTCGGAGAAACCAATAGGATACCTCTCGGCAAAGGACGCAACTATTTTACATTTATGAGATTACATATATTCAAGGTTCCGGAAATCTACATCCTTCCATCTATCTTCTTAGAAGTTGATGGACTCAAAGGGGACAGAATCATTTGGCTATCAGTGGGTTTATTTAACTTTACCCTAAGCTTACAGATAACTAAAAAATAATGAAGGAGAACGTAGAGAGATTACAGACTAGGATCAACCTCGTCCGTGAAGAATCCAGAACTGTATCGTACAGAATAGAAGCTCTTGAAGACCGCCGCAAGGAGTTACAAGAGCAGAAAAAACATCTCAAAGAATTACTTTCTAATATGTCTTAGTTCAGTTAGATTCAGTTATGTTCAGTTAGGTTTAGTTAAGTTATTGCTACTATTATCTACCCATAAAAGCCCTCACCGTTTGTTTGTTTTCCGGTGGGGGTTTTTTATT